CGTGATGAAGCACACGTCATCCATGGCTGAATCTACCAGCCCTGTCCCGGCAGCACCAATCGGCGGGGAGCTTCCTAACCATGGCCTAGCCAGCCAATGGTCTAGTACAGAGTCATTCTCTTCCGTCGTGGGGGGGGTGGCAGCGGGCGTGCAGCTGCTCTGGCGTAGGTACAAGGCGTGGAGGTGGCCACACCAGCCTGACATTAAGGTTGTGTGTGGACTCAATAGCCTTGACCGCGTCGAGTACGGTGATGAGCGCAAGTCTCGGCTGGTGCTGAAGTGGTGTGCCAGGGCCAAGGCTCAGTTTGGCACTATCCGCGTTCGCACCCGGGCTGATGACGAAGCCATTGCCATCTGGCTCAGGAAGGAGATGGCAGCGGAGAACACACGCATCTGCGACCGGCTGAGGGTCATCCCCTATGCCGTGGCAAGTGTGTACGTTCCCACTGACTCCGACCTTGAAGCAGAGAACATGCTGCGCCTGTCTGAGGTCGAGGCGAGGAGGAAGGCCTATGGTGGAGGCTACCTCCGCTAGGGGTGCCTAGTGGAAGTGAGTGGGCACAACACAGTGGGGAGACCTTACCCACCATTGCCCCTGTCGGTAACACACTTCCCTGGGGTCCCTAAGGTCAGGAGAGCTTTGGCTCTGCCTGAATTTGGCTGTGGTGTTGCATTTGGTGTGCACAACCACAGCCTCGTCAACGTGCTGCGGGGGTTGGTGGAGCGAGTTTACCTTGTTGAGAAGCAGGGAAAGCTGGTTCCACCGCCAAAACCCTCGGCGAATGTGTTCGAGAAGCTCTCTGGCTTTCGGGCCAGGCTCTTGAGGGTCCTGGGTTCATGCCGTCCGTGGTCGACTAGGCAATTTGTCGAGTCGTACTCGGGTGCCAAGCAGGTTCTCTATGATAGAGCAGCAGAGGATGTAGCCAAGCGTCCCATCGTTCGCGGTGATGCTGAGCTCCGCACATTCGTGAAGGCTGAGAAGCTCAATTTGAGCTCAAAGCCCAATCCAGCCCCTCGGGTGATCCAGCCACGAAACCCGAGGTACAACGTTGGGGTTGGCCCCTACATCAAAGCTCACGAGCACAACATTTACCGTGCCATTGCTGATGTGTGGGGCGGGCCCACTGTCATGAAGGG